CTTGCGAGTGTCAGCGTTTAAGAGTACCCCGAAGGGTGTAACCCCCAACACATTGCTGTGTTGGATACTGCTTTTCCTTTCGGTAGGCAGGCCCGTGGCACGTTTCACCTATGGTTCGCCAAGATGACTTGCAGGATTGCTATGGTTTATGTCCATCTCCTGGCACAGAGCTTGCTAAGACTCATACCCTACCTTGCATCACAGGTAGTGGCTCCAAGAGACCCACGTTTCGTATCGTGGGTATGCCTACAAGTTAGGCCGGGTGTGGTGTATCCACCCTAGTCAGTTTAACGACTTGCACTAGGTCGTCGAGTTTTAACGTCTTCAATCCTGACGATCAGGTGTACATCTCGAAGTCACCCACTCCGTCCACTCCGCTCTCATTTCATTGAGCTGGTGGAATAGCCTTGTTAACCCGGTAGGCTCCGGGGCAGTGTACGACACAGAAGCATGTTCACCATTTGATCAGTGGCGGTTACCACTTCGTCTTATAGCGGGTTATTCAAGTCCGCCAAGACCAGCCTTTACTGGGGGTCGTTAATCCCCTCACTGAGCCGAAGCTCCCCGATATTTTTGAGTTTCTCTCGCACAGACCGAGAGATTTTTGCTTAAACAGAAGAGCGGAAGGAGGGATGGGGGAGAAGGCAACCGGCACAACAGCCGATCACCGCGCCTAACCCTGTCAGCACAGTTAGAGCAAAAATACAAACGGCGATAACGTGGAGGTCATCCATCGGCCAAACACAATACGATACGGCGGTAGGTTGACGGCCTACCCGAGCTTACGAACCGTGGTTCTGCCTGTTTCCCAGGATCCGATTTGTGCTAGTGGTGTTACCTTCACTGAAATTGCGCCTTGTATTCCTTCGCTGCTGTGAGTCCAAGGGATTTCCTAATTCTAGTGTACTCCGCAAGCTGTTCCCTTGTCATGTTTGATACAGTTGACACTGTTGGGGCAGCTGGAGTTGTAGGGGACCTATTCGCCTCCACAAAACGAGTCAAGAAATTGCTGCTCTTCTTGGGAGTTTTCTCGTAGAGTAATGTGGAGGGTGCATTTGCGGCTTCGCGTAACTTCTGCCGCGCAATTGGTGGCACGTCTTCAGGGTAAATATTCTGCCCCTGGTATGTTCCAAGTACTTCAGGTTCCTTGGGTTTAGGTATTTTGTTGCCGGACGTGTCCACCGGTTTAGAAGACAGCTGTTCCTTGGAGGGCAAAACATCCTCTTCAGCATCCGGAATTTCGGCTGTTGCAGCTTCATATTCCATGAGTGCTATATCAGGTTCTGTGGAAACAGTCTGTTTGTCTTCTTCATCCACCAGTGTTTGTTCTTGCTCGGGAGTTTGCACATCACACAAGCCTTGATCGATTATGGTGGGTAAAGGTTGCTCATACTGTTCGGACACAAGAATGTGTTTGGAACGTATGGGTGTTTCAGCATGCCTTGTTATGCGTTCTGCCTCAACATCGGATTCATCACATGTCACAGATATGGTACCAAATTCCATCCGTTTGTTTGTGTACCCTCCATATGAGACAACATAGTTGTATTTGTCAGTTTTCATTGTTTTGGGAGCCATGAGATAGAAACAAGCGTCAGTACCTGTTGCTTCCACATGGAAAGACATCACGGCATCCCTCTCAACTATTTGTCCATCTGTGAACTGGCAATCGTTCAACTTGAGATCCTTATGGCCTGGTCTCCAAGTATTGGTTGCCAAGAAGTTCTTGAAACTGCACCCTTTGTAGTTGCCTACCCCCCAATTGTCTCCCGACGAATTGGAGTAGGCAATTAAACCAATCCAATAACCATCCTCGTTGCCTCCTATGTGGTCAACGGATTGAAAGCCTTCGCACGAAATGTTCACACTGTATGATCCTTCTGGCACTGGGTAAACAAAGGCTGCCTGTGCAGACACGTTGTTGTTGGTGCTCCAGAAGGAATCAATGACCTTTGTTTCACACTTCTCATTCTCTATGTACTGCATCGACTGTCCACCGAGCTTGCTGACAGAAATACTGTCAGAGTTCTCTCTCGTTGAGATTGTACCGGTTGGAGTGCCGATATACTCAAAGAATCTTTTGGGGACAGGTGCAGGAGTTGGTTCGGGTGCGGGCTGTGGAGCTGGCGTTGGTTGTGGGGTTGGTGTAGGTTCTGGTGCAGGTTTCGGTTCCGGTGTTGAGGAGTCTACCTATTTGGCCGTCATCAAACTGACACTCATCGTGATAATGAATTGTCCTGCCGTGTCAGTGGTGGTTCCATTGGCCTTGTAGAGCATCCAAAACTGGTCTATCGTTGATTCCTGGAATTCCTTCCCATTAATCGCTTCGGCTCTGAAGACCTTTGAGGCGGTCCTGCTGATTGTGAAGGAATTAATGTAGCTACCCAGGGCTGATTGTTTGCACGCGGTGTCGAGTTCAATAAAGATAGCGCCGGCCGTAGTTGCGGACGCGTGTGACTTAAACTCAACACGGATACTTGTGATCTTGTAACGGTGGTAGGACTTAAGTATTCCGTCTGAAAGCGCTGGGCATTGCGATAGACTGGGGCCGAATTTGATTGCCCCGGAAGAGTTGGCTTTAAGGTTGTCGACTGAGAATACGAATACCTCAGTCCCGCCTGTTGGTCTAAATACAGGATTTGCCCCTCCTCTTCCCTTGCGTCGACCATTTCGTCGTCTGGGTCCTGCTCGATTGGGTTGGACCACAACCACTGGCCGAACTGTTCTACGGCGCCTCCTTCTTGTGCCATTTTGATTTGCGCGTCTAGGTCCTCTACGGCCTACTGAATTCATTCACCACCTCTCTAGTGGTGTCTGAAACTTTATTATAAATAAAGTACGCGAGAGCTAATGTACAGGGTATACTAACTATGAACCCTATCCCAAACCCAGCTAAGATTTGGTAATTAATATTCGTTTTGTGAGTGGTTTTCCGGTATGGAAAGCAGTATTGATTGCAGATGTGGAGTCGTCACCTTCACACTCTGGAGTTGGGCACTTACCGTAAGACCGTCGTAGTACCTCTCGACGATTTGCTGTATCTTAGGGTCAACTCCGAATGATTCCCAGTAGGACATTCTACTGTGGTTTGTGATAGGTGTTTCATTATAGGTACGTCTACCTTGTAGTCTCTCATCTGTTCCATACGATATGACGTTTTTAATAAATTCCTCACTCACTTTCTTGTACCCCGAGCTTCTATATAGGCATTTATAGAAACTTTCAAGTATGGGTACTCCAGCGTTGAGCACCAGGCCACACTGAGCAACAGCCGACATGTAGCTCTTGACGTCGGATTGATTGAGCATGCTCAGTAGTGTTGTGCTGTCTTTGCCTATGCTATCGGGCCTTCTAACCATTCTATACTTTCCATTAATAGAGACCGGTTTCGACTGGCAAAACTCCAATTGCTCCAGTTCGTAAACTGGTTTTTCGGTCACCATGTTGAAGCCGTACCGGAGGAAATGGTCGTACATGCCATCAAAGAGCTTCTCATTGGCTCTATCAGTGATGATGACACAGTCGTCTCCGTTGTTACAAAGTTCAGCTTCAACACCCAGCTTCTTGAAATATGCATGCATCATGCCGCACATTATGAGCTTATTTCCCATGCTGGTATTAATGTCACCGGACATTCTGTGGCCTCTTACCTTGAACCTAAGCATTTTATCTTCAACAAACATCTTGATGTTGTTGGTGATTTGGTGTTCAAGTGCAAGAGCCAGTTCGCTATCTCCGAAGATCCCATTGTATATCCCGTGTTCCCACTTAAGTGCCTGCTCTGACACGTGTTGGTCAAAGCGGCTAGCATCCACGCCGATGGCGACGGGGCATGCAAACTTTTGCCACTTCTTGGCTATGATTCTTCCTTGTTTAAAGTTGTCATAGCCAGAAAGCACAGTGGGGGATCCGAACACACTATCAATAGCGTGCATGATCTTCTTCTCGTTGAATTTCAAACGAGTTCCTAGGATGATGTTGTACCGCTTGCTGCGGGGGCAAATCAATCGGGGGGCGATGTCCTTGGTCATCCAATGTTTTTCCTTCTTCAGGAAAGCTTGCACATTGGCATCCTTCTGATGATAAGGGACTGTCCTCAATGATGCAATGGCTTTGTGATACATGGCCCTCTTTCCTGCGCTATAGCTGTTAGCCAGGAGTTGCGCTGGATACGTTCTACAGTATCCCACCTCTTCTATGATGGATTTTTGGAAGTAATCCATTGTATCAGTGAAAATGTCATGCTCTGGGCGGGGGGGGTAAATTGCTTTGTCCCCCTTTCCTACTGTAAAAACTCTTCTCTCCACTGCCACAAGCGCATTGTGCAGGGAGGCATTTGGTGCCTTATATACAAGACCTAGGTGGGTTTGGCTAAGATATCTAATATTACTACTAACCTTACGGAGCCGGGCTCCGTCTGTGACCGCGATCTCTGGCAGCCCGAGAATAGGGAATGGGCTCTCAAAACCAGAGGCGGTACAGAGCCCCTCTAAAAACCCACAGAGTCAAGCACGTCCATGCGTTCCCGCCTGGCACGTGCTTCAGGACTCTGCAGCACCATCTTCAATTTGATGTCCTTGTTAGTTGGAATTGGTACAGACATCGATGCGACTTGCTTTAGATATGTCTTGCTAGCAATGTCGAGTTTGAATTTGTCCCCTACGTTTTCAACGTAGCGGGCGATGGTGGCCAGAGACAATTCATCTGCGTTAAGCGTTGAGTTCTTCAATTTAACTGTCTCTGTTATCCAAGTGGAGGCGGCTTCCCTGGCTTCGGCGGTATCCTTGATGGATCTCACCTCTTCCATGATGGGCTCGAGGTGTTTCTCTTCTTCGCCGTTTCTCTCTTTCACGACCTCCTTCATGAGGCCGGTCTCCACCTTCTTGACCTCTGTAAAACTGTAGAGGTCCTGCACGTCAACGGGGGCGAACATTTCTGCTCCGATCTTGGCAGCAGCTCTGGCGTTGTCCTTCGCCTCGTCCCTGACGTCCTTCACCAGCCTGAGACGACTTCGCAAGTCGTTCCAACAGTTGATGAAGCCGCGGCCCTTTTCCTTGATGTATTTCTTGGCCGCTCGCACCTCGAATTGGTGCTGTTCTTCTAGAAGTTTTTCGAGCTTCTCGCTCTTAACTTCTAGCTCCTGCCTGGTAGGCTCGCAGGAAAGTGGCGCATAGACGCCGCCTCTCGACTTCGTAAAGAAGTCGGTCCAAGCCTCGGTCACCCCAGTTTTAGATTTTTGGGCAACCAGCAGTTTTAAGAGGCTCCTTGCCTCTTCCACCTCATCCTCCCTCTCGGCAAACTCCTCAGCGAGCTCTGCCTCGAAGTCTTCAATGTCAGCCATGTGCCCGAAGCACATGTTGACAAAGGCGTCATGGGCCTTGAACTGCCCAGATATCTCCATCAGCCATCGTTTGAAAGAATAATATATAGATTTCAAGCGAGAGTAACAATGACTGATGAAGTCTTTTACCGCCTTGGCGCTAGCTCCTATAAGTATTTCGAAGAACATGATGGCGGTGGGGATAGAAGGGTGGCCCTCAGCTTGTCAGGCAATGAGGGGACCGTTGTTGCAACTACTTCTCGAATACAAAACGAGTGTGTAGTGTGTTACAAGCGCGTAACAGCTTTTGTGAGATGG